TAGGGGGTACGGGTATGTTGGTTCATAAAGAACACAATAGGATACTTATCAATTGGGAGGATACGAGAATATAAATGTTTATCGCCCATGATCACACATTGCTTAATTCTTTTTGTTGGGACTGTGACCACTTCAATAGCTCCCGATTGGACAAGATCAGCAAATGTTATCTCCTGGACATCAGGCTCTTCTGGTAACTCTAGGTTACCCTGAGCCCTACCTTGCTCTAATTGTTGCTGATAAATTTGCTGTAATTGCTGAATAGCAGCCTGAGCTTCTTCTGGCTCTACAACAGTCTGCCCCTGAATTATCCAGGCGGGTTGTCGTAGATACTCCTCAAACTCCTTATCATCCAATAAGTCCTCATCCCCAGTCATACTCTCATAGACCCTATGATGATCAATCATTAGAGCATAGTATCTTTCATACCCTCTAATATATTCATCATTATCACCAAAGTTTGCTATTGTCTGTACTTCTGGAGACTCAGGCCAAGTCGTCTCACCATCGTCTTCTCTTCCAGTGGATGGCCTGTCTGTCATAAAATTTTCTGTAGAGGCATTACCAATAGCCTTCTTATACATTGGGTATAAGGCCTTAGCCTGGTCTTTAGTGTAAAGCCTTGATATAATTACATTTTCTGCATCATCACCATGAGGACTTCTAGAATTAGGGTCTATATAGACATCTAGCGGATCAATATCATGTATACAAACTTCACCCTTCCCCATATCCATCATTGGGTCTATATATACTAACGCACAGCCAAGTCCAGTAACATAATAATCGTCTACAACTCTTCTTAAAACAGTATTACCCTCTGATATCTGCCATATATATTCTAATAATCCATTTACAGCCTGTGCTACTTTGTTATCACTATCTTCTCTTGGGGATACTCTGAATTGAGGTTTATTTGCAGTTATGAGAGCCTTAGCAGCCTCTACTGCTGGATGGATACGATTAACAACAAGGGCTGCTTGTCCTCGTTCTTCTAAAATTCGCTTCTGATCTGATGTCCATTGCTTACCTAATCTGAATTCACGATCTTCTTGAGCATGGTGTGCCCATCGTTCACGCTTTTGAGAATAGGTTTTCCAGAGACTTTGCGTCTCTTCAACGAGTTTTTTGCCCGATTTCTGTGATTTGGAGTTATAAGCCATCATTTAATATTACAACCTACATGGTTAGCCAGTCAAGTATTTTATTACTTTTTATTTCAGCCCCCTTCTTCGGGTCAAACTCATCCCTTTTTACCCTACAAGGTCTCGAGCCTTCTAATGCAGTCCATATCGCATCCATCACATCATCATTCTTTCCTCTGGGGTAAGATAAGAACTCTTGCTGTGCAGAGAGGTCTTGAGGTCTAAAGAAAAACTGACCTTTAGCAAACAGGGGCACTAATGATAATAATCTCTCACTTTTTCGGTTCCTCGGTTTCACCCCTTTCTCTAATCCAGGGATGTATAAATTCTTTTCGAGCATTATAGCCCTGGTAGCACTTCTCAATGCCTCCTGATACGCAACAGTCTCTATCTTCATTCTCTTTGGATGGAATCTTTCATAAATATCAATAATCTTTTGAGGTTGCCTCGCAGGATCGAGCCTTTCCCTAAAAATGTCGACAATGTACTTATTATTATCAGCATCAATAGCAATGGTAGCAATAACAAAATAGTCAGCACGGGCACTAAGACTAGATGCAGGATCAACTCCAGTGTATAATTCGACTGGGATAATTTTCTTTTCATCACCCACCTCCCTTACTAAACAAGATTGGCTATTTATTCTTTCATGGTCATAATGATGCAGTTTTATATAATCTGGTTTAAATGGGGCATCATCTGGAGACTGTGCAATATTCATGTATTCCTGGTAGAATCCATTTATATTGCCAACACTCTCAAACTCACTCTTTATCTGAAGGATTCTATCCTTAGGGAACCTTTCGGGCCAGATACTATTCTCATCATCATCCCAGATACTGTACCAGAGCGTCTCCCAAGTTGGACTATCCTTCGCCCAATATAAGAAACAATCCTCAGAAATCACAGTACCAATCATTATTATTCTACCATCATCAGAAAGTGAAGGTATAACAGCCTCCGTCATCCATTTCCTATTCTTAGTTCTACCCTCAGGCGTAAAAGCATTCAACTCAGACTCGAAGTCATCAACAATAATTACATTGGGCCTCGTGTCCCCCTCAATAAACCCACGAACCCTCTGCCCAGTACCAACAGCAACTATACGAGTACCATTTTTGAGTATAATATCTGCACCAGTCCATCTCTTAGCTGTAGCCGAACTAAAATCTCCAAATATATGCTTGAAATTATCACTATGTTCTAGGTGATACTTTATTCTAGATAAGAAGTTTACTGACTGAGCCTGAGACTCGGATACAACAACAATAAACAAATCCTCTGTAGGCTTCTTGTATGCTATTTTATATAAAGGAAAGATCAAAGAACACACGGTACTCTTGGCAGTCCCCCTAGGGGCTGCAATAAGTACACGCTTCGTCTCATCATTCTTTAAATTTTTATATATATCTCTATGAAAAGACGGAGTATCCTTAGCTAAGGCAGTTGGAAAACAATACTTCCCAAACCAACCCATATCACGCTGGAATTCTTTCTTCTCTTTGTCAAGAGTATACGAAGCCTCGTAATCAATATTTCGGTTTTTTAGTCCTTTTTGGACTATTGCTTCCATTACGCTTCCTCTTTATCACTTTCTTCTTTTTTTTCTGTTGCCTGTTCCAACCCATGCTTCTCCTCCGTTTGTGTTGCTTTAAAAAGTTTCTTTTTCTCTTGGATATCAGCAAGAGTGTGTTCTACGGTAGAAGCTTCTATCTGGTGGGTAGTAATAACCTTACCCTTACTCTTCATATCGTTCATATCCATTAACTTATCCAATATGGACACTGCTATCTTGGAATCACCATCCTTACCCATCTTATCCCCATCCCAGTCCATAGCTCTGTCTAATACGGCTGCTAGGGCTCTAGCTGTATCCATCTTACCTATTGGAAATTGCTCGACTATCTTATCTAATTCATCGTTTACCATGCGTCTAAAGACCTCCATTCTCATTGTCTTATTTAGTGAATATCGTTTATTATCAGGCAAATGCCCGAATACTAACCTAATAGCAGCTTTCTTTGTCATACCAGGCTGTGCCATAAGATGTGCTAACTTCTTAAAGTTATCATTCTTCGACACAAACTTACCACGATTATTTTTACCACTCTCGGTATAGTTGTTAATTCTTCCTATTGATTTTATATCATCCTCACCAGAACGTACGAATGACGGCCCCCAAGGATACTTTACCTTGAGAGTCCCACCCTTCATTCGACTCCTCTTTAGGCATACGGATACCTCTTCATCTGACGATATCCCGTAATCTCCCTCTGAAACATCAAAAGGGTGTTTATACGACAAACCCAGCTCATCCGCCTCTTTACGTGAATAAACTGGGTATTCTTTTCCAGATACGATTTCGTATCTCACAAATAAAAGTTACTTCCCTCTTTGACTATACGAACCACGCACAACCTCAGGGGCTTTCTTCTCAACTTTTTTTACAGCTTTTTTTACAGCTTTCGCTGCTTTTTTCTCTTTCGCCATTCCTGACTCCTTCCATATAAGCACTATTATGTTTCCATTGCTCGTCTAATCCAACCAACAATAAAGTCAGCTAGCTTAGGTTTTCTTGTTATCAGATCAGTGTAGAATAGAATCCTAAACACCTTTAGTCTAGAATCATCAATCTTTTTTGATTCTCTTATAGTATTCCTTCCTATAAGACCATCTACGACTAACTTGCACCCTTTCGAGTTACAAGCTTTCTGTAAAATCTTTACAGCTCTTCGCTGTCCCATATTAACTACCATGTCAAAATATGTCTCTTGTAAACTACCTGGAAGAGAGGAAGCCTTTGATGGCGTCCAATACTCCTTCTCATATATCTCAGTAGCCCGTTCTTTCGTAAGATTCTTTATATCTTCCTTAGGATGACTCCTCTTAGCTATGCCATACTTAGTTTCCCCGCCAGGATCACTCGGATGGTCTACATATCCGCCCTCTCTTTTAAGGATATCACCTATTAAATCTTTAAACTCCATCAAGCACTTCTCCCGTTTATTCTACCTTTGAGATACGCAAGATCATCAGTAACATCGTTCAGTTCTTTCACAATATCTTCCCTATGTCTTTGACTAAGATCATCTGATTTATTCCATCTTTCGATCAATTTTATTGTAATCCCCTCAACATTTTGCATTGTCGTTTCAATTTTAGAAATATGCACTCTCATATCATCTAAATCATCATTTTGTACCCTCTGGCTCTTGATCAGATTCATTATCATCATTACAAACAATGATACAATTATTCCAATCGCACCGTATTCCATGTATACTTCCATCATATAGCTCTAGCCTTGCATCCCTAGTGTTATTCATAATCCACTCAACATTAGGAAAAATAAGAGGGGCCCCTCTAAAACGGTACTTCATCGATCTCAGCATTAACGCTCGCATTGTGCGAGATTTCGCCATTATTAAGACTCTCGAAGAGTCCGACGACTCTGTGGTAATGATCTTCTCTTCTTGTCTGAGCCATGAAGCCCGTTATTTCTTCCATATCTCTATAAATCTTTTGATAATCCAACGATTCATCGCTTCTAATATAGTCATTAATATTGAAACTAGACAATGATTTTCTCCTATTTCCCCTGACCCCTGTATCTCTTAGTATAACGCCTTTTAGAGCCTTTGTGACTGTATTTTGTTAGTTTACTACTCCCTTGAGTAGTCTTTTTACCTCGTTTCTGAGGCCTGTAACCCTGTGATGTCTGCATAATTAGAATCCAAAATCTTATCTTAAGAAGGAAGTCGTTTATTTTTACCTATAATTTATATAATAATATACACTATATGCAATAGTCAAGGCTTACTTTATCCTTCTTCGTTAAGATTAACAATATCAACGATATAAGGAAAACCTGGATTTTTTAAAAAAATATATTTTAGAATAGAGTAAGGAATCCTACTAGCTCGGTTTCCCAAAAATTAATTTAGATTGGGATTACGAGATATACAGGTTGCTACACCCCCTCGAATTTCACGGGGTGGGTTGCCGTCCCCGTTGAAACTCTCGTTGGCTTGCAAGATAGCCCCCTTCTAACTACTGCAAGTAGTTTAGCTTGCAGTATCATAGTATCTATGATATCTTTCTCACTTAACCATAAGGTAAACCATATGGCTGACGCAATAAAGACTGAAGATAACATCGTAGACGATGCTACATTCAGCAATACTGCAGCAGGCACCACCTTCCGTGGCGACTTTGAACCAGAGCGTGACCGCACTGGCAAGATTCTGTACACACAGAACTTCAAAGTACGCACACTGCAAGTTGACCGCACATTCCCAGCTGTTATCACAGCTAAGAGTGTTGCTAAGATTGCCAAGGCTTCAGAGAAGCTTGAGCAACCTCTCAACTCTGCTGAAGGTGTTGATTACCGCCTTAGTGGCGAACCCACACAGTACGAAGGTACTGATGAGTTACCACCAGCGGCAATCGCCTACTATAAGCCTATCGTCCTCAGGGACTCCATCAGTTTCTGATGTAGGCTATAGTGGCACCTGCATAAGATATATACGAGCTTCGCAAGCTACGGATGTATATATCTTTTTTATTGTCTGTATATAGAGTCAGGGCGTTATAATAGTAACGTCTAGGCTAGTACAGGCATATAATCCAATAGATAAGAGGTAATTAAGCTATGGATAAAAGGATAGAAAAAGTAATTAGTAGAGGTACAAAGATGGAAATGGTTATTATCCAGACGCCTTTAAAGGGCATAAAGAACAGAAAAGGCAAACAAGCCTTTAGTTCTGTAACCGTGCATCGTAAGATAAGGTAGTATGCATACACATGTATTTTGAATATATATTACACATTGGTATGATTATATGCTTAATCAATGTAGC